CTTGCCCTTGCCCTTGCCCTTGCTGGGGGGTTCCGGCTTCTCCTCAGGCTCTTCGGGTTCCTCTTCAGGAGCCAGCCCGGTACCCTTGCAGGGAACGCACTTGCGACCCCGGGAGGACTTGCCTGATCCTTCACAGGCCTTGCAGGGGGTCCCTTCAGACTCATCTTCCTCGGCTTCTTCCTCAGCCTCCGGTTCGGGCTTGGGCTTCCGTTTGCCCTTGTGTGGGAGCTCGTCTTCAGTCTCCTCGTCCTTGCCGTTGGTCTCCTGCCCAAGGTCCCAGAAGAGGTTGTTCAGGGTCTCGTAGTCCAGGACCGTAAACACCTTGTCCAGGTCTACCGCACGCTCCAGCAGATCCTCGTCCAGGTCGTCCCGTTCCACGAACTCGATCTTGTTGATCTTGAGGAAGGCTCCCCCGTCGTCGAAGCTCTCCTTGGTAAACCGGCACCGGAGGGTATGGCCCCCTTCCAGGTCAGAGAACCCACCGAACTCGTCCTCCTCATCATCCAGCAGTTCCACTGCCAGCTGCTTCCCGAACAGGAAATCGGAGTAGTCCCACAGGGCAGGCTCTCCGTCTTCATTCAGGACGTTGTAGAGCTGGCGCTTGGACGGCCGGAGGGCCTTCACCGTGTCCTTGTCAGCCCTCTTGTCCTTACGGAGTTCGGCTTGGTGCTCACAGATGGGGCAGGGGGTACCCAAGGTCTTGGACGGGCAGATTACTGATACACTCTCTGCCCCGATACTGCGGTGGACAAAGATCGTCCGCTGATACCAGATGTCCCCGGCATCCACCTGGGGGTGGGTGTCCACGGTCACCTCATACGGAATGACGTCGATGTCGCACCGCTTGTCTGCCTTGTAGATGTCCACACCATCCGGGATGCACAGGTACCCATAGCCCCGTGTGTTGGTAGCCCTCGCATGACGCTTCACCGCGTCCCGTGAGATCTTCCGTCCCTTACTCTTTCGCTGTCTCGCCATCATCGTCTCCTTCTTTGCTTCGTCTCAGGGCGTTGAACCAGGATCGGAACACCGCCGCACTAGCCAACCTCATTGCGAGGTAGAGTCCCAATAGACCAAGTATGATGTACAGGGCGATCATGTGCTCCTCCGTCGCCTCCTCCTGACGACTTCATGGGAGGCCTGTTCCCGGGCATCATCACCAATGTCCTCTCCTCCCTTTGGGGACCTTGGCTCTGCGAAGTAACTCTGCCCGTGGAGTCGTACCAGATTCTCCAGTGCTGACTTCCTCTGATCGAATGCCCGGACGGCAGAGGTCAGCAGCCCCAGGTTGTACTTCGCGTCGTTGTAGATCTCCATCGCACTCTGGTAGTCTGAGTCTTGGAGGACTACGGCCTCCACCTGTCTCTCGGTCACCTTGCCGTCAATGTTGTACTCCTCCGGGTCCATCCGGATAGCCCGGTCCACTTGGGCCTTGGTGACTTCCAGGGAGTGCTTCGCAGCGTCCAGTTCCTTGGATGCCTCGGCCTGCTTCTGAGCATACCGCATGAAGAGACCGGGTTGAGCCAGCCACTCCTCATCCAATCGGAATTTGTTGATCCTCAGGTCTGTCTCAAAGTCCATGGGGTCCTCCTACCTTATTATACTCCAGTCAGGTCAGATACTTTAGGATCCGTCCCCAAACTTGGACTCGTAACAAGCCGCCACAACCCCTGGCATCCCGATGTTGTAGGTCGGTTCCCGGAAGCAGTCCAGGACGATGTAGGCCTGCCCGTTCTCACTGCCCTTCAGGAGGATTGACTGGCAGTACCCTAGCACAGCCCGACGGATCCTCTCCGGGTCCTCATTGAGGGACCGCAGGAGGGTAGCGATCTGCTTCCAGGATCCCCGGTTGATCAGAGCCCGGCATAGCTCCAGGGTCTGTGACTGGTCAAACGCGGCCTTCTGAGCGACTTCCCCCATCTGGTCAGGGTTTAGGCGGATCACCTGATCCAGGATGACCAGAGCCATCCTAGCAGAGCCCAGAGAGTCCCTGGCAATCTGCTCCAGGACTTCCCCGGGCATCTTGACCCGTTCCTTTCGGGAGACCCGGGTCATCAGCCGAACTAGCTCCTCCTCCCGTAGCTCCTCCGTACTGAACTTGATGCACCTCGTTCGGATGGTAGTGAGCAGCTTCGTCTCCTCGGTAGTGGCCAGGAAGAAGAAGACATGGGAGGGGGGTTCCTCCAGCAGCTTCAGGATAGCATTCTGCGCGTCACGACTGAACATGTGACACTCGTCCAGCAACCAGCCCCGGGCAGGTCCCTCCATGGGGCCATACTGCACCTGACGTCGGATGTCCCGGACGGTGTCAATTCCCCGAAAGTCTGCTGAGTTCATCTCGGTGTAGTCCGACCCAATACACCCCAGCTCCCTGGCAGCGATCCGGGCCAGGGTGGTCTTCCCCGTCCCGGAGGGTCCCGTGAACAGGAAGGCGTGGTTGATGTCCTTCCCCTTCACGTAGGCATCGAGGGCCTGGACGGTGGCTTGGTTGCCCATCACCTTCTCGAACGTGTCAGGCCGGTACTTCAGATCCAATGCCATCAGAGCGTCTCCTTGCGTATGGTGATGGTGATGTGGGGGAGGGGTCCCCGGACCCGGTCGTCCCCAGGGGAGAGTCCCCGGAAGTCCCTCACGTAGGTGATCGGGTTGTTACCTGCCTGTGCGTGGAGTACCTGGAGAAGCCTAATCGCCGCAGTCAGTGTCATTGCCATTGCTTGCGGGATCTTTGTCATCCTTCAACTTCCTCCATGTCGAACCATGTGCCGTCTACCGGGCTGACCTTGAAGTCAATGTCCAGGGGGACTATCAACCAGGGCCATGCCTTACCGATCTTGTCCACCATGATCTCCCGGGCCAGGGTCATCAGGTCATCCCGTTCCTCAGGTACCACGTCCAGGACGATGCTGTCGTGGATCTGCCCCACGATCAGACTCTTCATCCCCCGGGCTTCCAGGGCCTTGTGCAACTCGATGAGGGACCAGAGCAGGCAGTGGAAGGCGGCTCCCTGGACGGGGTAGTTGATGACGTCGTTCCGTCCCATCACACCGGAGCACCGGAACCCAGTCAGCATCTCAAAGCCACCTGTCTTCAGGTAGGCCTCATACCAGTCCTCCTTCCACTGGGCATAGACGTGGAACCGCTTGCCCCAGAACCTCTCCTCTACCTTCTGAATGTGGTCCTCGAAGTCCCCCAGGTCCTGGAGGCCCACGGAGTACAGGTGATCCAGGAGGGGAGTTCCATCCTTCAGGGAGGACCCCCTGGCTGCTCCCCACAGGTTCTTGGAGCACGTCTTCCACCAGTCCCCATAGAACTGAGGGAATACGAACTTGTTCTTAGCTGCATAGCGAGCCTTCCCTGAGACCTGATCCTGGGGTAGCTTGTAGCACTCCGCCGCCATGTCCCTGTGCATGTCCTTGTCAGGGTCCTTGATGTACTGGATCATGGTGGGGTCCTTGTGGTAGCAAGCAGCAACCCGGACCTCCTGCTGGGCATAGTCTATCTCCATCAACAGCCGTCCGGGCCGTGGCACGTAGGCCCTGCGGACCATCCTCCGTGCTTCCTCATCTCGGTTCGGTACGTTCTGGAAGTTCGGAGAGTCAGAGCTGGATCGGTACGTCCGGACGGTATGCAGATTGAAGAAGGGGTAGACCACCCCTCCTACCTGCTCCCGTAGGATCCCAGCGATGTAGGTGTCCCGGGCCTTAGTGAGGGACCGAACCTGGAGGAGCTGCTTCACGGCAGGGACGTCTACTTGTCCCAGGGACTCCTCATCCACGGAGGGGTTGCCCTTCTCTGTCTCCTTCGGGGGCTTTACCCCCATGGTCTGGAATAGGATCCGACTGAGCTGTTGGTTGGAGGACAGCTTGAACAACTTGTCCCCGTAGGTCTTCCGCCACAGCTTGATCAGATCGGACTCCTCCAGCTTCTCCTTTGCCCTGTTGATCCGACGGCTGAGGTGCTTCTGCTGTTTCTCGCAGTAGGGAGCATCGACGTGGATCCCTGTGGACTCAATCTCTGCCAGGGAGATGCTCCCCCGGGTCATCAGGTCAATAGCCTCCCTACGGTGGGGCTCATCTGACGTCAAGGCCCTCTGGAGGGTACTCAACTTCCCTGTGACGATGGTGTCCCCCCCGTTGTACATCCCCAGCTCCGGGAACGGTACCTTGTGCAGGGAGTTGTGGGCATTCGCATCATTGGACGGGTGACCCTTCTTGAAGGCATCCAGGTGGGAGGAGTAGTCTACCACCCCGAACTTGACGAAGGCCTGGAAGTCCAGACTGCACACCTTCCTTCGGTTGTCCATGATGTGCCCGGTCTGTATGGTGTCCCAGGACCAGCCCTCAGTCCGTACCTTCAGGTACTGGAGAGCCCACCTGTGCTCAAACTTAATGCCCTGCCCCACCTTCTTGACGTACTTGGCGAGCAGTAAGGATCCCAGGGCCTCCATCACCCTCTCCCGTCCGTCTACCGGGAACACGATGGTGGAGTCATCCCTCAGGTTGGTGATAGAGCAGGTGAGGATCCTGTGGTTGTGCCCTTCCGGCTTCAACCCGGTGGTCTCATAGTCGATGCTGACCTTGCCCGGATGGGAGGCTAGATCCAGCAA